GGCCCCGCCGAACTCGGCCTGTATCTTGGCATCGGCGTTGAACTCGGCGGTGTACTTTTCCTCCGGCGTCTTCGGTTTATCTTCCTCTTTCGAAGTCTTCGAGGCATCGTCGCTGAACTCCTGGTTGGCCGGGTCGACCGTTTCTTTGGCCGCCATCTTTACCGCCTCCTGTGATTCTTTGAGCTGCTCAACCAACTTTTCGTTCTTCGCCGACAGGGCATCTTCTTTGCCCTTTCCCTCGACAAACAGCGAGGCGGCCAGCTCATAATCATCGCCGCACGCCTCGGCTATCTCGCCGAAACGGTCGATCTGTGCCTTTTCACCTTCCGCCTTGCCCGCTGCCTTTGCCTCTGCCTGCACCTCAGTAAAGATATCCGGATGCTCGGCGGCAAACGTCTCGGCAGTCAGCTTTTCCGTAGTTTTTTTCTCTGCCATGATCTGTTCCTTTCTGAATATATTAAATTCCACTTGTTCTTTGCCGCCACCGGCAAAGGCCTTTGACTGTGTATTACTATCCGCACCCAGCGTGCACATGCTCACCTCTAATATATTACCCTTTCGAAACACCGCACCCGGCCCTTTCAGTTTGTGGCCGTTGACCTCGACCGTCTCGCCCTCTTTCACCTGCTCGATAATATCCGGGGGAAGGTACACGGACGCCTGCATCGGAAATCCTTCCTTGATATCACCCCGAAGCGCGGCGGCCGTGGGATTGGTCAGGAACTTTCCCTCTAATGTGACCTTTTCGGATATGTCCTGTTTCGTCGAGAACCCTATCCGGTCAGCGCTGAAATGCTCCTGCAGGACCGGCGTCCGCTTCTTTGCGAACTTTATACCCTCCAGGTCGAAAGCGACATTGCCCCACCACCAGTGGTTAGCGATAATACCGCCCGAATACGCTGTTATACTGAACCGGTTGTCATCGTCGCCTTCCGCGAATTTGACCTCGCCCGCTTGCTCGAATATACAGGCGTTCAAAGGCGCCGTTGTTTTTGTCTCGTCCATTTTATTCATCCTCGATTTCTGATTCGCTCTCGTCCCCGTTTTCCTCTTCGCTTTCGCTTTCCTGTTTTTCTTCAGGCGACGTCGATACCGGCGATACCCCTGTCTTTCGGACTGGTACATTGCCCCAGTCGACCTCTTCGAGTCCCAATACCGCCCTTATCTCGTTTATGGTCAGTATCCCCGATTCGATATGGTACTGCAGGACGTCCTGGTCGTTAAACCGCAGCAATTCGCCGGCCGGCGGCTTCTCCGTCAGGCCAAGTGCCGTCCTTGCCTCTGCGACCGCTATCGGCACGCCCGCCCGAACGCCGCGGGCAAGGTCCTCCATCATTTTGGCCTTCTTATCGTCCTTACCGGCCAGGCCCTGCTCTTTACGCAGCACCTCTTCAGCGCCCAATTGCTTATTGACCTCGATGAAGTCGTCTCCCTGCCGTGCGCAGATAATGGTGCGGTGGGTCGTCCCGTTCCTGAGCTGCTGCTCATCCGCCTTCGATTCCTTGGACGGGTCCACGTAAGGCCATCGGCGGCAGAAAACCACGTGACGGAATACCTGGCCGGCGAGTTTTTTCGTCTTGATCTGTTTCGTCTCAAGCAGCCGGGCCAGCTTCCACCGCCACACTCGCGATACGAACGGCTTAACGACATTGTCCTGCTGGGCCTGCCATGCCTCCTGCACCTTTTGATAGGCCAGCCGGGCGTTCATAAACGTGGCCCCGGAAAAGTCCATCGTGATAAGCATAAGCGGCATACACAAGGGCCGGCCGATGAACGTCAGCATCCTAAGTACGAACGGATCGAACAGGCTGCCCGGCCGGGTCTGCCCGATCCCGACCGCCGATTCACCGTCCTCGCCGTACAGGACGCTCCCCGGCTCCATCTTCTCGAGCCGGTTATCGTCCTCATCCCGGCCCGATGGGCTTATGCCCCCGGTGTAAGGGTTGGGTGGCTCGACGTCCTTTCTCGATATGAACATCGAGAAACACGCGTTGACCTTCGCGGCGACCAGTTCGGCCTCGATGTACCCGGAAAGATGGTCGATATACTTGACCGAAGGCGTAAGGACCGGCTCACCGCGGCTCTGGCTGAACCGTTCGGGATCGAAACAGTGATGGACGCGGTCGGCCCGGTAGTTCTTCCAGGAATCCCTCTTGATATACCCCCACTTGTCCGGCTTGCCGATATAATAGCCGATGACCTTCCCGGACTTCTTACTGAAGGCCACGCCGTTGATGATCTCGAAGCTCTCGGGCTTTGCCCTGCCGTATGGCGTCCCCATCCCCTCGCCCTCGACCGCCTGGAGGGCATCATCGAGAAATATCGTAAGGATGTCACCGTCCCGGCGATAGGAAAGAAAGTATTTGCGAAGGTACTGGTTAAAATTGAACCTGCCTGTCCGGTCGCACGGTGAATCCAGCATGGTCTCTTTCCATGCGGCCTCGATGTCTTCATTGAGCTTGTCATCGTCGGTCCTGGCCTGTATCTTAACGCCCGAGCCGATGATCCCGTTCCTCTCGATTTTCAGCAGTCCATTGGCTAATGCGTTGTTGCGGGAAAGCTCTCTGGAAATCTCTCTCAGCTTATCCAGACTGACCTCATCGAGGTGGGTATCTCCGGTCCCGCCGGCGTAGCTTCTTTTCTTCCTGGTGCGGTGCCTGTCGAGGATCTCGTATCCGAACCGGTACGCCTTCCTGCGGTAGGCGGTGCGGGGGCTGAAGATGCCGACAATATCATCTATCCTCTTCGACGTCCGCCTCGAAAAGCCCTCGTCCGGCTTGATTTTTCTCTTAACTTCCTTCACTGTTAGATCCTTGGTTACTTATCAAGTAACTCAGAATTCCGCTAACCTGCGTCTGCCGCCCGTGCCTATGTTGATTTCCCTTTTTATTGCCGCCTTTTCCTCTCGAAGGTCTTTCAGTGTGGCCCTTTGAAGGTTCCTGTCCCCAATTCCCAAACTAATCGCCTTCAAGCTTCTTTCAATAGCCGCGTCGACATCTTCCAACTGTTGTGCTAATGACCTTACTGCCATATATACATCATCGTATATCGGGCATATTGTTGAAAAGGGGGTGATTACCAGGAATTGGTAACTACTTGAAAAAAGTTTTTTGTGTTGAATTTTGGGTTTTGAGGTGAAAAAACCTTATTTTCAGGAAAAAACAGGCGGATTAAGGTGTTTTTTTCTCTATTTTTACTGATTTACCATATTCGCCGGTTATCATATAATCTCCGTCCTCCAGGTTATCGAAGCCTTTCGGGCTGATAACATCACCGGCCTTAAACGGTTTATTTGACGGCCAATTATCATAATATTCCCTCTGTTTGAAAAATCGTTTGAATATACGCCGCCGCCTTATAAAAAATACAATCCTAAACCAGATTCTATCACTTATCATTTTTCTTACCTTCCCTTCTAATTTCTAAATTCTACACTTATTTACGCTTAAGTGCCTTAAGCCCGGCCTCTATCGCCTCGTTGCACCAGTCGACCAGGCTGATTACCCTGCCCCGCCTTGCGGATTCTTTCGCCTGCGATTTTATCAACCTGTCGTGATTCTTCTGGCTGATCCTGATCATCGGCCATGATGTCCGGCTTTCAGTTTTCTTCGTCATTTTCGTTCTCCAGATTCAAGTCATATTCGTTAATCGCGTCGCCCGCCTCCCTCATAAGACGGGCCATAAAAGAGACATCGAGAGGCGGTTCATCGAGCCATATAAAGTCGGTGACATCGTTGCCGCCTTCGGCGTTGTCTAAAATCTCGCCGATAAATCGCGGACGATGAGTGTGTATTATATACTGCCGGCTGCCTTCGATGTTCTCTGCTATGAGCCACCTGTCGAATTTTGTGATTGCCATTTTGAACCCTCAAAAGCCCCACCGGCCAGCTTTCGCCGGCCGGCAGGGCCGGGTTAAAAAATTATTAGATTGAGTCCCACAGTTTCTCACCGTGAACGGTCAATACATCGAAGGCCCCGTGACCGCAGGCGCGATGCGTAAAGCCGGCACCATTCCATCCGTGACATAAAATCCTTTGCCCGACGGCACCTATAAACTCGGCTTCAGGAAAGCTGTTTTCCATTTTTTCGCAATCTTCGGAGAATTTCTTTTCGGCAATTTCATCGTTACCGGTATCTTCTTCGGGCTCGTAACCTCCGTAGACGCGGAGCCATTCATTGTTGCCACAAACCTCAATTACCGGGCAATTGCTTTCAATAACCATTAGAAGTGCCTCGGTTATGTCTTCTGTGTCTCCCAGAGTGATTAGAGCTTCGGCGGATTCGATTGACTCGGCCAAGTCAAAAATATTAACCATCATCATATTGTGCCCGTCACCCAGCTCACCGTAAGCGGCCCAATTGGGATTTGGCTTATATATCACTCCTTTGGATTTTATCAAGGCGAGTGATTCTGCCGCCTGTTTTCGGATTGTTTCTTCGTAATCCATTTTTTAACCCTTTCATAAACGATTTTCACAGTCCTCGATTTCAATCGACATAAGCATAATGCCGGTATTATTTTGGAGGTAAAATTCCTCCTCAATCTCGGATATTTTCTTTGCGATAAACCAGCCCGGCACACAGCCGGCCTTCATCAGCGATTTCGGAATCCAAACAAGCCTGGTGATGTCTCTTTCTATATTATAAGCGTCGAAATGTGCATTGACTGCAATCGCTTTTTCGGTCTCTTTTGCAATTTCAAGGACTTTATGAAAATCATCGGCCCATTTTTTACCTTCCTCATAATCGGCCTGCCTCTGGTTGTAATTTTCGACGGCCTTTTCGAAGGTCTTTGAATTGACGGTCGAACCTTCATCAAGCCATCTCTTTTGAATCCAGCCTTTGCGCCCGGCATTGTTTGTAACCAAGTACGCTTTTTTGGTCTCCTTCTCGATTTGAACTTTTGTGCGTTTCATTTTTTAACCCTTTAATGATTCTTTATTAACTTTCTATATATAATATATACATTATATATAATGTTGTCAAGAAAAATAACGGATATATTTTAAGTTTATAAGTCTTTATTTGTGCTGTATTTACGCTAATGTGCGTGATAATTCTATTTAGTAACAGCTCCTATTTGTACGTTTTTTTATGGTGACACCGCCAAAAATCGCCGTTTTCGGCCCAAAAACGCAGAAACCGCCGTATTAACATGGAAACGCCGTTTTTCAAGCCTTTTCTATACTCTTGAAATTGTGCCCGCATTCCGAGCATTTATGGTACCTTATCGGCAGGTGGCTCGAGTCGTAGACGGGCACTTTCGTGGACCTGCATTTCGGGCACCGCACCTTCATGTACATCACCGGCGCCGAGCCGAGAGGCGCAGCCGGCGGGCGTTTTTTCTTACGCCGCTTCCTCGGCTTTTGCCCGTCCCAGATGTCCGGGTTATTATTGAGAAATCCTTTTCTCATTGCTTCACAATCGTGGCAGGTCGTCCAGGAATTCCGGCCTTCTCGGCCTGCGTTTCTTCTTTACCGGCTTCCTCACCGCCGCCGGCACCTGTTTTGCCTTTTCTTTTTGTGCTGCGTAGTGCACGTTCTTATAATATCCCGCCGCCGCCGCCAGTACCGCCGTGTCCAGAAAATGTGTCGGCGCTCCGGTAGTCACCGGCTGCCATACCCACTTTGTATTGCCCCGCCGATCATGGACCTTCACTTTCTGCTCGTTCGTGAAATCGGTAAAGTACAGTGATGGTATCTCATCGTAAAAAGACGTCAGGGGGTCGGCGATTATCTTGCCCTTGTCATCGAACACCGGCTCGACCCACGATGTCACCTGGTCCTTGAAAAATGTGGTATTAACGTTAATAAGCTGCATCCCCCGGTACTTTTTCCTCTGGTAGCGGCTCAGCCTGCGTTCGGTCGCCGTCTCCAGGTCCGAGGCATGTAGCGGCTTGATGGCCGTCTGCACGCCCAGTGTCGGTATCGTAATGCCCGGGTGACGCCGGCAGTAGTCGTATACATCGTCCGACTTGAATTTGGAATCGATGAACATTACCATGACGGCCGGCCACGGCCTTTTGGCGCTGTCTGTCCCGTCCGACCACGGAAACGGGCTAAGCAGGACCTCTTTATCCAATTGTTCGAACGATGATACCGACCCGGCCGATATCACGGCGTTTTTGAGCCCGTAAGAAAACGCCCTCACCTCGTAATCTATCCGCACTATCCCCCTCATCGATTTATGATAGTCCGCCCCGGCCACCAGCAGTATCGTATCGGCCGGCACCGTCCCACGGCTGAATCCCCCCGTCAGCTTTCGGACCTCGGCGGCCTTGAGCTTCTTACCCGTCTCCCTGAACGGCTCGCCGAGCGTCGCGTTATGAAAATCCAGCAGCTTACCCAGTGCAATCCCCTCGGCCGTATTGGCCCGGAACCAGTCGGCCATTATATTCGGCCACGATATGCCGGGAAACGGTGACACAAGGGCCGATATCTGGAAACCCGAATGACGCCTGGTCCTCTTCGGATTGCCCCTGATATTGCCATCCACGTCGATAACCTGGCCTTCCGGCACCCAAAGGCCGGCGGCCACTAATTCCGCCTTGCGGTCCTCGTGGATTCTTGTCGCACATACCTCACACTCGTACCATACATCGGCCTTCTCTATTATCTCGTCCGGGTCCCTCAGCGTCTTGGGTATTTTGAGCTGGCCGAACTTCCATACCCGCCACTCCCCGCAGTGCGGGCACGGTATATAGTACCGCTGCCTGTTCGACCGCATGAAAGACGAGTAAATGTACCCTTCGACCGTCGTCGGCGTGCACATCTTGACTATCTTGCGGTCCCAGTAGGTCCGCGTCCGTTTCTCGGCCAGGTCGATGGGATTGGCCTCTTTTCCGGCGAACGGAGGGTACTTGTCCGGCTCTTCGAAGAAAAGGTACCTTATCGCCTTCTGCGCCATCTCCGCCGGGCTGCCGGCCCACGCGAAATAAAGCGTCATCCGGTCGAACGTAAAGAAATCGCCCATAAGGTCCCGGGGTTTCCCCGTCGTATGCCTTCGAAGCGCCGGCGACAGGTTCACCATCGGCTTGTATATCTTCTGAGTCGCGTAATCGACGTCCTTTTCCCTCGGCACAACGTACATCGCAGGGCCCGGGTCCTGGTCGATGCAGTAGCCGAGCATGTTCTGGATGGCCGTGGACTTGGCCACCTGCGAGCCGCTCATTACATCTATCTCTTCGACCTCATCGTCCGTGAAAGCGTCCATCGGCCCCCGCATATACGGCGTCCTCGCCGAACGATACGGCCCGGATTCCTCCGATGTGTCCGGGTCAAGCACGCGGTTGGCATCCGCCCACTGCGTCACCGTCATCGCCTCCGGCAGCTTCCAGGCCTTCCTTTCGGCCTCCGTCCATAATTGTTTTGCCGCTGTTGTCATTTTCCAGAGAACCCCTCGATAATGCCCTTCACCACATCGTTTATTATCTTACGCACCTTCCTCTCGTCCCTCACGTTCGCTAATTGCGGCGCCAGTGTCCTGCCTAAACCGAGCAGTGAGCGCTTGACCGCTAATATCCTCCTTATCCTGCCCTGCTCGATCTCGCCCAGGGGCACGAGCTGGCCCTGCTTGACGTCAAGGTCCATCTGCATCAGTTTGGCCTTGGCATCCTTATAATCGGCGTCGGCGGTCTGGCCCTTCTTCTTCGCTGCCGTCGGCTGACTGCCCTCGTTCGCCTTATAGTTGTCCAGCATGGCCTTGAAGTAATGACCCGCCTCCGTCCTCGGCATACCCGCCTTCGTCCACCTGCGGATCGTCCGCTCGGTCACACCCGCATACCGACCGGCCAGCCGCTGAGTCTTTACCAGCTCACGCTCGGTGACCAACGCGGCCTTGGCCTTCGGTTTCTTTAACACGGATTTCACGGATTTTTTAACCACTCTATTTCACCACGAAGAACACGAAGTCCACGAACAAAACAAAAGGGCGGACAGGCTTGCTCAGGTACCCGGCCGCCCTGTGAAGCTGCAACGAGCAGCCTGCTTATAATATCTTCTCTTTAATCCTCACTTATGATTGGCAACTCGTCCCTTGCAATCATGCCGTGTGCCGAAGCGCTATTCCAGTTTTGTGAACTATATACAAATGCTTCATCCACTTTGGTGTATCCATCCCATAGGGTGGGTTCATAAAAATTTTCCCTTCCCAATGTGCATTAAGCCCGTCATCTCAGCAACGAACCGAAGAAATTCCGCGAGATTAATCTTCTCAAATTCTGTATAGACTTCGTTCTTTTCCCATTCACTTGGCTTGACAGCAGGCAGTAAAACCTCCTCGTTTTCAGGTATGCCATCTGCAAGCACTCTCAATTCATCAGATATATCAAATTGATTCATCTCATTGCCCCTTTCTTTTTTTCACTTTTCACTTTTCACTTCGTGTCCTTCGTGTCCTTCGTGGTTAGAAAACAATCGTCGCCATCGAACGGATAGTCCCTGCAGGCTTTTGGTTTTGCCTTATGTCCCAGCCACTTCTGTATAAGGCACACGGCCCGGCCGCTCTGTTCTATAACGAGCATATCGCACGCCATGTCCGTATAAAACTCGTCCGGCAGCCTCTTTGCCACCGCCTCGATCAAGGGATGGTCGCTATGGGTCCAGAGAAAGCAGCCCAAATCCTGACAGCACTTTCCGCATCGCTGACAATCACTCATCTTCTCGTTGCTCCTGTTTCTTCTACTATTTTTTTGCAGTAAACTTCGCTTATCTCTATGCCGATGCAATCAATCCCCAGCCGCTTACATACCCTGTTGACCGTCCCGGTTCCGGCAAACATATCAATAACCAGGTCGCCTGGCACACAAGAGAGTTTGACCGTCCGCTCTATCAGGGCTTCCGGGTGTTGGTTTGGGTGCCACTTGCGTTTTTCTTGGAACGAGCCGCATACCCTCGAAAATTCCCATACATCATCGGGGACGCGACCTGCCGGATTAGCCCGCTTGTCGTTATATAAGGTTTGTCTTTTCGAAGGCACCCTGATTGCATCCGGGTATAATTTCCCCTGTGGCTGCATTATCCTTAAAATAGGTCTGTACCCGTTACCGCAATCGTATTTGTTATGCTGGCCGAATGTGAATCGCCAAATAAACTGGCGTCCATTCTCGTCTTTATCCAAAAGAGTATCAACCCAACTACCCACAGCATGTTGATATTTATGATAATAGCTCAGCCAGAATATGTCACAATGAGCCATGCCCGCCAAAAACACTCTGCCCAGCCAGCAGCGATAATCATGTGAACTTTTCCTGTCCGTCGATCCGTTGTATTTCATCCCTAAATTGTCCGGCGGATCGGCAAATATCATCGTCGCTCTCGGTAAAGCCGGCATGACCTCTAAGCAGTCACCGCACCGTATTTCGTTCAATGTCCCTGACTTTTTCATTGCCTATTTCTCCTTAACAAAACACACGCGCGTATTCTCCGGTGTACAAAATGAATGTGCATTTTGCATACTGCCCGTTTTCCATTCTCAGCAGCCTTCTGTTGTTCTTATCGTATTTTTGACAAAGCTGCCCCCGGCGGTCATAGAACAGCTCGCCATCTTCCAGATCCCCGAAACATTTTTTATGCGATCCGATGTTCCCCATTTATCCATCTCTCTCTATGATATGTCTGGCCAGCATTTTTGCCTCTTTGAAGCCCATGCGGCCGAGCAGCTCGGCGACAGTGATCTCGACGTTCCTTCCCGCCGTCTTTGACGGCCGACGCCGTTCCTCCGGTCTCGCAGTTGACAAGCTCTACCAGGGTAAACGTACTGACCCCCTTCACCCTCCACATATCGTCCCCGCTGGTAGTAAAGAACTTGCTATTTTCTAAATCCTTTTCCGTAATCATTTTCCAGACTCCTTTCTTACAAACTAATTAACTCGCAAAATATGCCGCAATCATCACATATAGGCCCGCCCTTCTTACCTCGGTTTTCTTCGAGTTCGTCCAGATATACGCCCTTGATGCATGTCCCTCCAACCTCTCTTTCAATAGCAGCCCTTGATGCAAAGATGCCCGGGAAGTCTTTTCGTATCATATTCCAGTACCCCATCCCACCTTTTACACAACCGATACAATTGTTATTGTGATATCCTAACTCGTACATTGCAGGCCGATTAATTCCACTGGCTTTTAGAATCCCATGTGCCTCTTGTTTTGTAATCCTCTGTTCTATTAAAGGAAATAAATGCCTTTGCTCCGGCATGGCAGCTTTCAACTTCTCTGCCCTGTGAGATTCTGTTTTATCCATCCCCCATACATATATCAGTTTGCCCTTTTGTTTTAATTCCCACTCTTTGCGGACCCGTCTCTTAAGGAATCTTGTGCATGGAGCACCAGCCACCCCATTCACGTACCCTCTGCCGCCGGCACCCAGTAAAGCGTTGTTGACATTTTTATACGGCGATTGCATTGTCAGGATTGTTTTGCCAAACCACTCCTGGCATTCATCAACAAACCTTAAGGTGTCCGGGTGATGATCGTCTATGTGTATATAAATAATCTGGTCTATGCGTTCTATTGCCAGTTTTATAGCAACAGCACTCGATACGCCGGCACTAAACCACGAAACTATACTTGTTTCCATTTCTCACTTCACCAATTTGCGTACATTTTCCAATATCTGTTTTTATTCAAGCTCAACGAAACCACGACAGGCCTTCACTGCCTGGTTCGAGAGCGCAATAAGCTCACCTTGTGATTTCCCGGCAACTATTGCCCGGTGTACCTCCTCTACGGATTTGGCCATATCAACCATTTGGTCAAAATAGCTCCTGCGGTAATTCATTGTCAGCCACAGCATATCAAAAGCCATTGCGTGCAATTCACTGTCCGGCAATATATGGAGTTTTGGTTTTTTCAGCTCGGTCAACCCTGTTCCGTGAGGTGTTAGAAGTCCCCAAAAATCCGGCAGCTCGTCTGGTTTGCATATCCCTTTTTCAGCAACAACCCAATGGGCCGTACCCACCGGCCCCTTTCTTGCTTTTGCGTGCGGGGTGTTCCTTTTCCCAAAAGTATTTAGAAAATCATTGCGGGACACCTTGATCTCAAACACGCAAACAAACCACCTGTCAATATCACCAAAGATTTTTTGCTCCCATCCATCCACCGTCTGCCTGCTGCTCATGTATTTCGTTGTTAATCCTGAATGTTTTGCATATCTCCGGTGTTGCTCGCTGTACATTCCGGCGATGGCTACAAAATCAGCGATATAACCGACCACATTAGCTTCCGGCAGCCCGCACATCTTAAATGACCGATTACTTATCCATCGGACAACCATGTTCTGTAATACTATATGTCTGTCGCTTCTACTCACCTTCTCTCACTTCCCGCCGTCTTTGACGGCCGCCGCTCGCCCCGCCGGACCGCGGTTATTAAAACCTCTATCAGGCTGATGGTTGTCAGTGATTTTGCTTCTAACCGAGTAAGTATTTGTGTTTTATCTGCCATAACTATCATTAATCAAAAAAAGGGCGGTGCCGGGCCGGTCTTTCCGGCGTTAGTCAGTTGTTTCGGGACAAACTGAGGTCGGATATCTAATTCTCCTTTGCATTTGACGCTTTTAGGTGTATAAGTATTTCGGCACCGCCGTTTTTAGTTTTTAGTCCTTACAAAAGGTTTAAGGTCTAAGGTTTAAGGATTAACTCAAAACTCAAACCTGTATATGTCACTTTACAAGTTTCTGTATCTCTGCCAGTATGATCTTCTTTGCGTGTTCGAACCCCTGCCGGTATGCGGCCTTCAAGGTATCGGCATCGTGCTGCCGGTCCCCCGGTTCGGCCGGTGTTCCTTTTTTAAGTTCATCGAACAGCTCTATCGCCTCTGTGAGCTCGTCGCTGTACCCGCCTTCCGATCCGTTATCGAGATTCCCCCTGCAGTCATCGAACCGGTGTTTTGCATCGGCCACCAGCCATGAAAGCGACTTGATGCACCTTGCCCTTTCCCCCTCGTTCAGCTCACCCGGCCCGGGCGCCGGCGACCCTGCCATCTCGCCATCGATTACAGGCGTCTCCGACAGCTCCGTCTCTTTCGGCTTGCATTTAGGACACAAGAGAGTTTTATAGCCAAAATCGTCACCTATTACAGAAAACACCGCATCGCACTTGCGGCATACAGCATCGACTCTCTCTGTCCTCTCGGACAGCTCCGGCGCCCCAGCCTGCTCGGCCTTTCTCACTTCTCTTAATGATTTAACTCCCTTTCGCAGATCCTCGTCTATCGCCTTCTGTCCCATCATGTCACCGCCTTTCTATTTCAGCCTGTTGACATCGGATGATGCTGCTGGCTTTTATGAGATAATCGATTGATTTTGGAAATTCGCTTGGACTTATGTCTCCATATTTTGCAAAGATAAAATCACTCACTTCTTTTGTAAACTCATCCGGTTTAGGTTGCGGCTCCAACCTGATATAGAATTCACCGTATCCGTCCGCCAGGCGCAGTTCCCCACATACCCTATCCCCGATCTTTCCGAGCTTATCGACAAGCATGCTCTCTAATTCATCTTCACAGATTAAGATTATGTTCGGGGTTTTATCATCGCCGTATTTCATTACCCCTGTTATGTCTTCCACTCTCATTTACTCACCGCCTTTCGTTAATTTCTTCAGCCATGTCATATACCACCGCCGAGACAAGCATTATTAACATTGAGCTCCCCTCGTTTTTGTTTTCCATAAACTGTATAACCGCCAGCCCCGCCTCTACGTTACTGCATCCGTATTTATCCTTGAAGTCCTGCATTGCATCACGGATCCCCTTTGTTTTCTCTTTGTATTGGTCCCCGAACAATCGCTGTGCAGCCTGATAACACTCCGTGATCCTCAACATTATCATAGCTGCCTTATTAACATCAACCATCATGTCAACTTCTTTCTTTTTGTCTTAAGCCTGATGGGCTTGGGGACTCTCGGGTCCAGAAGCGTTGCAATCTGTCTGTTTGAAAAGTTCTTTCCCTCGGTCACCCCTTCCGCCCGTGCGTTTCACCTTTTTTGCAGCCGCCTCTGATTTCGGTCTTTTGTTTTGCCCGCTTCTTTTTTTCATATCACTATATCCCCACCACTTTCAATTCCCCGGCCATCGAAGCTCTGCGTACTTTTTAAGCAGCATAACCCTTCTTGCCGTTACCTGAGTTGTATAGTGTGTAAGCACATTTAGTTTTAATCTCTTGAGGTCGTTTATTGTCCGGCAGCCCAAATTTATCAGTAACTCACTGACACGCTTACCTAAACCAAAATAGTTCACGAGGTCTTCGGGGCCGGCCTTCTCTATATCCTGTCTCTTATACACATCTCCGAGCCCACGAGACCGTACTAGATCTCGTATGCCGTCTTCTGCTTGAAAAAAAAAA